CGGTTCTTCCATATCAATGTTAGTTTCAATCTCATCATCATCTTGTTCTGTTAGAGATTCCTTTACTAGTTCTTTGATTTCTTGCGACATTGTCGAAGCAAGTATTCCTTTTGCGTTTTCAGCTACAGCTTCTTCCAAGTTTTTCATTTGGATGATAGCTTCTTCAACTAAAGATTTTTCTTTTGCCATTTGTTTGTTTACGTTATTTTAATATATAAATATCTCCCATTATGAAAAAAGTTTATAATGATGAAATTTCATAGTGGATTTTTATACTACTATAAATATTACCAAAAAATAAAAAGCACAAAAAAAGAGGACATATAGTCCTCTTTAATTAATTATTGAATATAAATTTTACTCTATCACTTCATCAATTTTACTTTCAACGATTGCAGTAATTCTCCATTCCATAGTGTAATGTTCAAATACTTTGGTTACTTTCGCCTCAATGTCGGTCGGGTTGTAACCACTAACTAATTTTTCTTCTCTTAATTTTTTAACCTTTCCTGATGTCTCATCGAGTGAGTCCAAGGTAACCTTTGCGATAAAATACTTTTCTTCCATTTTTTTTTATTTTAATTAATATCCTAAATAATCGTTTAATTTTTTCATTAAGTCAAGTGATTTATTTCCAGATTCACCAACGTGTCTTTCAACACTCATTTTTTTCTCTTCTTCTAAGTTCTCATCGTATAGATTTTTATCCTCTTTATTTAAGAATAAATACGCTCCCGGGGTTGATGGTGACGATACTAAATCAAAACAGATTAATTCAAAATCGTCCTGTACTTCATTTTGTTCACCAATCTTTTTAAGGGAACCAACACCTCTTGATGAGATACCTAATGTAACACCTTGTCTAAGGTAGTTTGCTGCTAAGTCACCTTTTGTTGATACAATACCTCTTTCGTGATAACCCGGTGACGTAAGTAGTTTTATCTTACCCATTAAGACATTACCTTCCCACCATACTTCTGTGATTGCGTGAGAAACTCTATCTAAATCAATTAATGATGATTCCGGGTGATTTAACTCGGATAGGGCAGTACCCTTCTCAATCATTTTTTTATAGTTCTCAGCTTCTCTTTTTAATATACGTTCAGGATATGTTCTACCATTCCTATTCGGTGTATTGTACTTTTGTAGTACAGCATAAAATTCAAATGGTTTTGAGTGGTCTAACATACCTTTAGATTCTCTAATGATATCAACATTACGAGTTTCCGTTGGGTTAATATATCCGGCGTCGTATTCAACTAAAATACCTTTTCCCGATTCGTTTGGTTGTAATATTCTTAAATTCATTGTAAATGTTTTATTTATAAATATTAAACATTCTCGGTTTGTAACAAATCTTCTTCCAATTTACTTTTTTTGGTTAAATAAAAATTAAAATTTTCATTCTTTATAAAATTATTTTTAAAAATTTTACTTGTAATTTTTTTTAATGATTCACTTATTTTAAATGATTTAAAATCTAATTCATCCTCCAATAAGTAAAAATTTACTTCTAAATTCATAAATGATTTTTTATTTAAATTTAATCCACTCGACCGTAAATCTAAATCCACAATGAATTTATCGTCAAATATGTTTTTATCTATTGTTTCATATATGGTATGTTTTATGTTTCTACTCATATTAAGAACAACTCTGTTCCAATTTTCAGATTCCTCAATAGGTTCTACCCAAGTTTGTATGTTTAAGTATAACGATTTCAGATTAACTGAGTCTACGGTTCCGTACAATACTTTTGCTGTGTTAAAACCTTTTATTTGAGAAGTTTTTCCCTTCTTCATTCATTTTCATATTATTATGTTTATTAATTATAAGAAAATGTAAGTGTTTTTAACACCGTAGTCAATTTTTTTGTAAGTTTAAGATATATACTATATATGATTATAATAAAATTAGAAAATAACTTACCCATTGAAAAAGCGTTAAAACTTTATAAAAGTAAGATAATAAAAACGAGACAAAGTTCTGAATTAGTAAAACGAAAAGAATTTAAAAAACCGTCAGTAATTAAACGTGACGGTCTTTCAAAAGCTATATATGTTCAGAAAAAATTTAAATCAGATAATAATTAAAGGTTTTCTTTTAATCCTTTAAGTTTGAAGTAAGTAAGTTTGTCGTACTTTTCTGAAATTACTTTAGATAACGTTTCATCAATCCTATCCTGTATTGTTTTATCAGTACTGGCACTTTTCATTTCCGTTAGTTTTGTTACGATGTCTTCTTTAATAACATCATACTCGGAACTTAATTTTGAGTCATCCTCACTTAATAGTTTAATTAATTCTTTTTTATCTGATTCATTAAGAGAATCAATATATGATTTAATTGTTTTGTTTGCAACACTAACCATAGTAGTTAATGGTAATTCAATACCCGTTGTTTTCGTAGTGGGTAATTTTTTTAATGATTCGGTAATAATATTTCTACTTTTAATTTTCCCCTCTAATGTTAATATATCGGTTGAAAATAATGTGTCAATATTCTCATAAAGATTTTTAACCTCTTTATTACCCACCCACGTTTTTAATTTATTAATGTCCGACTGTTTAACTTTGTTTATTGTATTCTCATACATTTTAACACATTCGTTGATGTATTCTTTAGCGTAAGATTCACTTAATGATTTTGGAGAATTTAATTCATCATATAAATAAAAAAGTTTATTTATATTTTTATTTTCCAAGACAAGTGTTTTGAAAGTTTTTATTTCGTTTTTAAACGTATCTTTAGTGTATGATTCTAATAATACGTTTTCTATCTTTGATTTTAATATACCGAATTTCATAGTTTTTTATTTATAAATATCAATCTTTTAGAAGTTTTCCTAGTTGAGACTCAATTTCACCTAAAGAATTTTTACCTTTGGATAAATCAATGTATGAATCAGCTTCGGTCATATTACTACTTTCTAATAAAATTTTTAAATTATCTTTGTTAAATGACTCAGGTGTTAATTCAGTTTCTTCAGGTGCTCCACCCGGTTCAGGTGCTCCACCCGGTTCAGGTGCTCCTCCCGGTTCAGGTGTTCCTCCCGGTTCAGGTGTTCCGAAGTCTTCCATTCCACCACCGAAGTCTCCACCTCCTCCAAAACCACCTCCTCCACCCGGTGGTGGTGGGGATGATACGGCACCACCTGATGTGGAACCTGATGTATTACCATATAATTTATCAATATTGTCAAAGATACCGGTATGTGTTATGATAGTTGCAGTATTTGCTAATTCAGCACCTACAGCCATTTCAATACGTTGTTGTTGTAAATCTAATTTGATTTCTTCATCAGAAAACCCTAAAATATTCTTTTTAGCCCAAGATACAGACACAGGAGCTATACCAGCGATTGCGGCAACAGCTTGTTGATATAATGCTATTTTCTCTTTCCAAAGGTCATTCTTTAACAAGTCGGCTTGAGAAGATGGGTTAATTAATGTTAACGTAAAATTAGATAATTCATCTTCAAACCCTAATAAGAATAAATGAATAATAGCTATTTTATTTAATTCAGCTACCATACATTTTTGTATTCTATTGATAGTTCTAGCAAAACGAATATCCTGTAAAGATAAATTTTTACCGTCACCGGCAGTTTCCTCAAACCCTAAGAAAGCTTTAGGAACACGAAGTGCTGTTAATAATTTCTTTTGAATGTATTCAATATCCGCAATTTCAGATAAATTTTGAGCTCCCGCTAATGTTTCAATTGGCATTGTTGCAGCAGGGTCACGTACAGGTATGAAATAATCTTGGTCAACAGCCATTTGATTAAATCTCATATCTACGTTACCGGTTTTAGCATCCACAACTTGGTCACGTTTAAATTTGTTTGCAACACGTTGTACATATGCCTCAACATCTTTATCATCCATATTCCCAACAAATACTTTAAATACACGTCTTTCAGGTGCTCTTGATGTTCTATAGATTAACATAGCGTCCTCAGACAGTAATAATTGTTTCCAAATACGTCTGGCTTTTTCTAACATTGAGGTTCCGTAAGGTAATTTTCTGTCATCACCAAGTAATCTAAAATGAGCTATTTCCCAAGAGTTAAACTCCATATCTTTAGCTTTCCATTTAAATCTTAATCCTTTGTTTTCTGCCGGTTCCTCAATATTGGCTGATTTAGCTGCCATACCTCTTTCCAAACGTTCAATTTCAATGTTTGGTAATTGCATACAACCAACAACACCTTTATCAGAATCTAATTTTAAGTACACAAAATTATCACCGTATTTACAAGTATTTCTTGTCCACATAGTTAAATTTGTGTTTATATCCAATACATTATTGAACAAGTCATCTAAAATTGATTTAACTCTTTTTGATTCAGAATAGATTCTTAACATATGTCCCGTCTCATCAACCGTTGTTGATTCCTCACCATATATGTCTAAAGCTGCCGAAATCTCGGGTGTATACTCCATACTTTCATAATCATAAAATGACGCTAATCGGGTTGGTTCATAATAAACTGCTTGAGTATAAAGATTACTTTCAATCTTAGTCCATTGATTAGCTAAATAATATGTTTGTTGTGCTTGTAATTTTTCCCGT